GCGAGTCCTTTAATGTCCTGATTGATTGTTTTCTCACGATCAATAACCTGTGTCCATGATTTTGCCGAGTTATGGGTTGCTATCATCCCATCTCCAGCTAAGAATAAATGATCCTCATTATCAACGGTTATGCACTTAACAGGAACGCTATCGACCCTTTCTATATTCTTAATGTATCTTCGCCTGACGCTCTTCTTCACAGTGTCTGGGATCTTATCAATCTTTCGCTTCAGCGAAAACACTCTTCTATTAGTTACAAATGTCACAAGCCATGATTCTTTATGACGGTCAGCCTTTTTGCTGACATTGTTTATTGATGACTTTATGCCAAGTGATTTACATAGAAAATGTACCCCGTCAATAATATTTCGGTTCGTGTTGGCAAATATGAACCTAGTTCCCTTTACGCCTTTATCTCCACTTGATACGCAACCATCTGTATCCATTAAACCCCTGAGAAGTTCAAGCCTGGACTCCTCATCAGAATATAAGTATTCATTTGGAATATGCTTATTGCCAAGCAATCCCATCCTTCTCAGCTTTCCTCTTAGTCCATATATAGTTGTACTGTAGGCCAATGATCCTTCTTTATAATTCCTTGACCCTGATTCATATCCGTACTTTTCGATCTCATAAAATATTTCTTCAAAGCCAGTAATCCTGCCTTGATTAGTGTCTCCGTCGCCAAGCCATGCTCCGAGAACATACGGTTCAATCTCTCCATTAATCTTACCGCTAAATGACACTAATGGAGCTATGTCAATAGAATAATTATTCCTTCCGCCCTCTGCTAATAAATCGCTTATCATGTCAGACGTTTTTAGGGTTGTATGCAGCGGTTTTATATTATGTGGCACCCTTTTACTGTTAGATCTTCTGCGTCTTTGATTGGTTCTCTGCAATGCTGTCTGAACTGTCCATAGATGATCTCCATCTGCTACTATCTTGTGACCGTCATCAAACGTTATTTCATAACAATCCCTACCATACTTTACATCACTCTCGCCAACCACTATTGTCTCATTGCCATTTGCATCAAACACGATACTGCCAGCATGGATATCTGATAACGGAACAAATCCAGATGGTGTTGGAATTGGCGTATTTAGTGCCAATGGCTCTTTAGTTTGAGGGTCATCGATAATTACAAAGTCAGGACGAGTATTGCCGACCTTCGCGCCACGGATACGCGCTGTCATTCCGTATGACCGGACGATCACACCTGACGCTTTCGATCCTTTCACAGTTGGAAAAACAAGCTGCGACGTAGTCCATTCCATCAGGGTCCTGACGCCTTCGCATGTCTGTGCCGGTGCGCGTCTTGGGATACCCTCAAGACATCTGACCGGATAGCATATCTCAGGAAAGTCATCAGCAAGATCGTCGTTCGTTTCAACTTCTGTACTGATCCATTCAATAACATCGTCAGCAGCATCCTTGTCTGACCCAATAGTTGCGATAAACTTCTTACGACCTGTGAATGCCGCCCACATGGCCCCGATCTGTATGCGTGTTGTTTTCCCATCACCACGGGGTGCTGCCTTCACCTTCTTGCCGCCGTAGTCCACAATGTACTGTATCGATGCGAAGTCATCACAGTGCGATTCAGTAAGCTCATTGTAGAGCACTGCCGGGAAGTAGGTGCGTGCAAAGTTCTCCGGCGACTGCTCCGCGAATGCCCTGCGCTTCGGGTCAACGACTTCCGGTATCTCACCGATGTCGCGTTCCTTCGCACGCTTATTATTCATAATCGCAGCTTGGTCTTCACGATAGTTGTCGGAGTATTCAGGCATCTATCTACTCCTTAATGTCTTTATTATCTCATCCATGTTAAACGATCCGCGACAATCGGACGATGCAACAACTTGGACGGTCCAGTAATCATTTCCAGACTGTGATGATATAATCTGATGTATAAACAAGTTACCTATTTTCTTGCCAACGCTATTGCTCAGAAGACATGCATCTTCACATGACATTATATATTCATTATTACCCATCTATCTTAGCCTCCAATGCTACTGATGAACCATTTAGCCATGCGACCAGTAACGCCATCTTAGCGAGATCGACTTGGTGATTATCAAGGAATGATACGATTTCTCTACCTTCCTGATTCCACCATATCTCAAACCGTTCGCGTGCAGTCATTCTATTCACCAAACACTTCTCGATCGAGTACTTCGTTTATGGCTACCCTGAATTTCTTATGCGGGGTAGCGCCTCTGACCCAGCTTGACACACGGGAGTCAGCGACCCCGATCTTATCAGCCAATTCACGCTGAGTCATACCTGACTCACGGATCGCTGTAAGTAATTTCATATTAGTCTTCTTCATTGTCTATCTCCAAATATTCGTTGATTACTTCTATCGCACTTTCATGCCCGATACATACCTTAACGCAGTATCCGTTACTTTCAAGTATTTCGATAATTTCTTTCTGTTCTTTAGATAGCCTGCCGCCTTCTTTTTTCATCTCAATAAACAGCCCAGGCCATCCGTTGACAGGCACAGGGATGTTAATGTCCGGAATACCGGCAACGACTCCCATGAGTTTGAGAGTATGCGCCTCTGACTTTGATCGCCTTCCTCCGTTAGGTACGTGGTGGGCGACCTTCAGTCTGGGATCTTTACGTGCCAGCTTACGGACGTAGTTCATGACGATTGTCTGATGTCTGTCTTCTGTCATTTCGATCTGCCCTCATTTATCTTGTTTACGATTGTGTTCTCGATGAATACCGATGGTGTGACACCGGCATCCTCTGCTGCCGCGAGTAGCCTTTTATAATCAGCAGGTTCCCATCTGGTGATGACGGTCTTCTCGATGTGACTATGGATCTCTTCTTCGCTCATTCTATTCCTCCTAAAACGGGATATCTTCAGTATCCCAATAGTCTGCGGGGTTATATTCCCTGACATCTTCTTCTTCAGGGAATGGTGGTGGTAATGGTTTCTGTGCTGGCTCACCGAATTTGACATCGATGATCTCCGGGAACTTACCTGCTGTCTTAACCATAACGGCAGACACAGATGGCCAGAGTATCGCGAGTGCTTCGGTGACAGTACCTGGTGGGGTGTTGTCGCGGCGCAGTGACCACGACTCTGCCTTACGCCTTGCGAACCCTCTGTGCTCGAAGCATACCCATTCTGAGTACTTCAGCAGATCGCCGATCCAGTAATCAACACGCATCGATGGTGACTTACCCTGCTTCTTGTGCAAGTTATAAGTGGTGTCACGAACGTCGAACCATTCGATTGATTCATCACTCATGATCGCTGCATTAGATGCTGTGCGCTCAAGGTTAGGTTCTGGTTCTGGAAACTCATAATCGCAGTCAGGACAGATCATGACCGACAAGTGGATCAGCGCCATGCACTCAGGGCATTCCTTGATAGGCGCTTCGCCATCACCGGAACCTCCTCCTGACTTCAGCATATCCTTGTGATCGATCATATCAACAGCACCGTGCCTATCGATATTACCTCCGTAGTCAAGGACCATGCATTTATCCTTACCAGGGGATGGGCGCATTCCGCGTCCGATAATCTGGACGTAAAGACCGGTTGACTTTGTGGCACGACACATAACCAGTAGGTCAATATGCGGTGCATCAAAGCCGGTTGTTAACACGCCATAGTTTATCAGCCAACGGTATTCCTTGTCCTTGTACCCTTGGATAATCTTCTCGCGTTCAACCTTATTAGTCTTACCGGAAACGACCTCCACACGTTCTCCGGTGATGTGCCTGATAGCATCTGCAAGATGGTTTGCATGCTGGATGCCTGACGAGAACATCAGGACGCCTTCACATCCCTTTGATGCAGCGATAACCTCAGTTACGATTGATTGGGTTATGCTGTCGATATCGAATGCTGCCTGTAATTCACGGTCGATATACTCACCACCACGGATGTGTACAGATGAGAGATCCACATGAGTGATTCCGCGCCGACCTGTTACCCGGCACAGATGCCCTTGTTCGATCAATGTCGTTATCTTAACCTCATAGCAGACGCCTGCGAAGAACGAATCGTCCTGACCGTAAAGCACGCCTGACGATAACCGGTAAGGTGTAGCAGTCATGCCAAGAAGGTTCATATGCGGATTCATTTTCAGCAGACCGTTAAGGAACTTGCGATACATTGATTCGTCTTTATCAGGCAGCAGTTGTGCTTCATCCAATATGACTAAATCAGTATAACCAATCTGTGTGGCATATTTGTGTGCGGTTTGAATACCACATACCAGAACCTGTGCGTTGAAATCTTTCTGGCCCATGCTTGCGGAGCAGAATTTCATATCAACTTCCGGCAGCATTGCCTGGACTTTTGCACTGTTTTGTTCGAGTAGTTCTTTAACGTGCGATACCATTATGATCCGCATACGCGGTGCGTCATTTAGGCATCGCCTGATAAGACCAGCCTGGATGATTGACTTACCCGCGCCGGTTGGCAGGACCAGTAGGGGATCACCCTTTCGAGTCCTGAACCATCCGTACACAGAGTCAATTGATTCAGATTGGTAGTCTCTTAATTCAAACATAGCTTGACCAGTAGGCCAATAATTACAAGTTGGCTGATGGTGAGAAATGTGTAGAACATGACTGTGAGGCATGCTCCGGTTGCGTTTGAGTTGCTTTTATTCGCAGCATTCACAAGCATTCGCCGCTCTTCGAGTACCTTATTGATATCGTCTTTCAATTCTGTTTCTTCTGACATAATAGTATCCTGAATTAATGGGGTGAGGTGCGATTACTTCAAATGGTCATTCGTAATTCGCTTCTCCCAGGCAACCAGAAGGGCCATGCCTGTATTCCGTACGGGTTAACCTCACCCCAAGTTGTTAGATTACCACGGTCTATCGCCTGTGGTTTCCTGTGTGCTGCCAGATGCCTCACTGGTAGCGTTACCTGTATTTGTAGCCGCCTTGGCGCTGAAGTCCTTCTCTGAGCAGTAAGCCTTAACCCTCTCCTTAGGCTCACCCTGATATTCTTCATGGCCGATCTTAATCCCGATGGGGATGCCCTGCAGATCACTGGAGTCGGCAGGCTTCGGCACGTTCACACAGCCACAGATTGTAGCGAGTTGGCGCTGTGCGAGTTCCTTGGTCTTCTGCGCCTTCTCACCGGCATTCCAAAGATGGCACATGTCGAAGATCTTACCGCCCTTAAACGGTCCTTCGAGTACGGTAAATTCGATGGACATGTAGCCCTTCTCAACACCATCCACAGTTGGACGTTCCGACTTGGTCATCTCACAGAGATACCAACCCTTTGGTTTAACGGTGAACTCTCCGAGTGCTTCGTAATTGTCTGCATTAAAACCTGTTAAATCCATCAGTTATTCTCCTTTTGCTTTTTTGCTTGCTTCCAGAACGGCAGAGTACCATGCCTGGTAAGACAGTTCTATTTCGTATGGCAGTTGTCCGAATAGACCACGACCGCCACCTGGGTGAGTTGGGCGCTGCTGTGTGTAAAGGTAGCGTGCGCCAGATGATTTTGCCTTTACCTCTTTCTTGTTGAACCCTCCATCTTCTGATTTTGTGTAGGTTTTGATATTAGCGAACAGGATCGCGTCAGACCAGCGGTACATCAGCGATGCAGCCTTCTGGTGGATATCCCACGCATACTGCGTGTAAGACTCTGTCAACGGATCGTTGAACGACTTTGTTGCGACATGCCCGATAAGTATGACGCCGATACCCTTATTGCGCAGTGCGTCAAACCCAGTGCATAGGAACTGCCATTTATCAACTGCTTCAGAGTATCCCTTACCGTATCCGCCGCCGACCTTCTCGATAGTCTCGACCTGCCACTGCTTACATACTGCCGCCCAGATCAGCGGTTCAAGGGCAGAACTTGAATCGACCACAAGTGTCTTGTAACTGTGATCTTCTTTTACCAATGTTCCGATAGCTTCTTTGACATCGTCAAATGTCTGGGCTGGTGGGAACTTTGCAACGTCCAGAGCATCGATACCCTCTTCACCCTTAATCGGCAGGAAGATCGGGTCTGGTGATTGCGCTGCTACGGTAGACTTACCGACCTTCTCAGAGCCGAGAAGAATCATGCGTGGTGGGCGATTCTCTACGCCCTTCTTAATTGATGTTAAATCGAATGCCATAATTTATTATCCTTTTACTGTATTAATAAAACTATTAACCGGAACCGCCACCGGAACCGTAACCGTCACCGTCACCGTAACCGTCACCGGAACCGTAACCGTAACCGTCACCGTCACCGTAACCGTCACCGCAACCGCAACCGGAACCGTAACCGTCACCGTAACCGTCACCGTAACCGGAACCGTAACCGTCACCGTAACCGTCACCGCAACCGCCACCGTCACCGTAACCGGAACCGTAACCGTCACCGCAACCGTCACCGTCACCGTCACCTCGCATTTCTTTATAGGTTAATTCGTTATTCATTTATATACTCTACTATTGATTCAATACTTTTTCTCGCCTCATTAGTGCAGTAAATTACCTCTGCAACGTCTGACTCTGTTAAGTCAATCCTTGGAACAACGCAAGAGAATCTGCATTCCGATTCCTTACCGTTTAGAACTCCGGTCATAGCAAGTCCTGACAGAGTGAACTTGCTCCACCACCGCCACAGCCGCCGACTATTGGAAAGTATTAACACACCATCCTTTCGACTCGTAACGGTTCCAGCGTGAACGCCAGCATTGCGACAGCGAACGACGGCATAATCACCGCTAACGGTAGGAACTTCCTTTATTTGGTCCTTTCTGATGTACTCAACTTTGTTGAGTGTGATCGTTTCAATTGCTTCTTGATTAGACATAATTTTTTATCCTTTTATTTTAATTGTTACAGTTGGATCGCCTGTTTTTAACACAGGTGCTTCGATGCCAGCTTCTGTACAGACCTTCTTCCAATCCGTAGATTCTTTTGTGTTCTTCTCGATGATTTCGAGATCAGCCTTGATGCCGACTGCTTCGTAGTTGTAGGACTTGCGTCCCTTGTTCACCTTTACAGTCACAAGTCCGAATGTGAAACTGCCATCACGTTCTGCGATCTTCTTCAATTCCTCTTCAAGGTGTACGAGTTCACGCTTCAGGATCTCATACCGCGCCGCCATAGCTTCTGGGGAATCGACAATAACCGGATCGTCGATTACTTCTGCGGGGATTGCAGGTTTAGCCTTGGCAGGTTTAGCGTTCACCGCCTTCCCATCCTCATTAATCGCGACAGGCTGATCAGCTTTAATCTCCTCCGCCGCTTCCACTTTTACTGCATCGCTCGGATACAGATTCCACATGTCATTTGACATACTGCGTACTCCTATTGTGTTTGTGTTAACTGAGATATTACCGTAACGCTTAATCGGATGATTGCAAATCGTTTTCGATAACTTTTTCATGTTTTTTAATAATCGAATGAAATACTGTCATGAATGAAGTATTCTCATAGCATTCTACGTTTCCACCAATATTCATAATGGTTATAGATAGTATATTATCACTCCAATCTGCACTATAAAGATATGCAAATGATTTGATATCAACAGTGCCTATAAGCCCCTTCATGACATAGTATTCCTCAACAGGGCATTTTACATTATAAGTAATCATTCTAGAACGGTATCCCGTGGGAAAGCGTATGATCATAATTATCTGGACACTCTTTTACGTCATTCGTTTCATACTGATTATTAAAGTTAAGCAGTCCGTTCGCGTAAAGGACGTAGGTGTACCCATCACTGTCAACAGCCTCTGGTGCGAGTATGCCTGGGATCAATAAATGCCTTGGGCATCCCTTTAACTGGCATTCATTAGGGATTACTTCGCCATTATACTGACTGCATGTCCATTCTCCACCATCCACAGGTGTTGAGAACGTGCAGGTCCGGCAGTTAAGTTCCGGTTCTTTGCCGACATCGTATTTATCAGGGAAGCATAGACCCCGCATGTCGCAGAACCGGCAGGTCCAGCATTGTTTCTTCTCAGGAGGTGCAGTGGCATCCACAAGGTATTCTATGCGCTCCTGAAGACGTTCACCTTCAGCTTTATCGTATTTCACACGTTCCGCATATAGGTGGTCATCGTTCTTGTTCACGACCAGGTAGAATGCGCGGGTCATCCCGGTCAGGTGCATCTGGATCTGCATCTGCGCATAATGCTTTGGTTGTGCCTGCTTAACACCTTGACCAAGCATCTCAGAGAACTTCTTATCGCTCATTGTCTTGAACTCTAATAAATGTTCAGTCTTAGGGGCTTCTAAGATGCCCATCGCCCGACCGTCCGGGTGTGCTTTGAAGTGCTTCTTGTAACCGATGATCGATTCCTGTTCGCCGTAGACTTTTACGCCTGCGGTCTTGAGTTCTGCGATCATAGTAGGCTCTTCGTTATGCCCGCGCTGAAACAGTCGCAGGATACGTGGCGGAAATTCAGGAAGTCGTGCATACCGCCATTGCAGCCATATTTCCCTGGTGCATTCTCCGCCAATACTGCTGGCCCCTAAACCACGGAGCCAAGTGCTCTGGGTCCAGTGCTTTTCCATCGCCTTGAGCGTTGGTGATTCGAGTTTGTTTGATAGATCTACTGACATTTGAAAACCTCGCATACATGGATTTCTTCAGTTTCAGAATCATATAATCGCCACCCATCATCCGTGTTGACCCAATAGAGTCCATTCTGTTTACACATTCTGCACACCTTATTGTATTTTGTTTTCTTGCGGAATGGCGACCGACAACTTCTTATGATAAGATCACCTGCGCTTATATCTGCCATCTCGCCCATTATTTCGCTACCTCATGTTTGGTCCTGCATCGATCACATGTGACCGGAAGTTCTGACGCCATAGTTTGTATGGTACACCCACAGAAACAATGGATACTGACCATCCTGTTGATCGGTTTACTCCACTCAATCTTTCTGTAGTTACTGCCATACCCGTCCTGATCAGTAACCCGATTTCTATCGCCTTTTCCTGCCATAATCTTACTCCTCTATGAATTGTAGAATATTGGAATTTCGCAGTTATCTACTGTCCATTTAAGCCAGTAGATAAGCCACTCTGCACGGCATAAATTTCCATCATACATCGGATCGTTAATATAATCTTCTTCTTTATTGAAAGGCTCCTTTTTGATACCAGGCTTCAGTGGCCTGTACTGCGCTATATGTGTCGGGTTCTTTTTCTTGTATGAATCAATTCGACTTTCGATGTATTCAATATGCTCTTGTGTAATGACTGCGTGACCGGGATGATCTTGTAATAGGCAGCCTTCGATATTATTGTGATTGAAGTTTGCATCAAACATGATATCATGAATGTCTATGCTTTGGCAAAATTCATCCCATGATGAATACGAAGGCCATCTTGTATTTGAGTGGTCTGTCGGCTCTCCAAATGCCGGTGCTGTCTCTAGCTTAACTGTCTTTGCATTTATTGTCAAATAACTTTCTTCTTTTTCAAAATCAAGTACTGCTTCACCGATCTTTAATGTATATCCCATAATCTTACTCCTCTATTATGTAGTCGATACCCTCGATCTCATCGCGTGTTGAGAGTGGGGTGATCTGGTCAATATTCTCACGTTCCAGGTACCATACAACAGCCATCCGTACATCCGCAGGGATATGCACAAACGGCAACCGCACTACCTCGCCTCCGTATGTAGTACTTAACAGTTCACTGTCGGATACTACAGGTTTACCGTCACGGGTCCAAAGGCGCATTGCGATGCGGATTACTCCGGTGATACCAAGGTCTGGTCGGAGTTGCGATGCTTTTCGCAGTGCCTCCATCATTTGCTTACTTAGTCTGATGCTCATTAGATAAACCTCACCAGGTTACGGATGGGTGCGGGGATGATGGTGCGACCGTTCTCCCACGCGATATACGTGTGCTTGGATACGCCGATCAGTTCAGCAGCTTCCTTCTGACTGATATGGTCCTCTACTTTACCTTTGCCTGGCTTGCCTTTGTGCTGCATACGCCAATCGCGCAGCTCTTCTTTATTCATTTCCGGGATATGCTGTGCCATGTATTACTCCTTAGATGTGCTTGACAATGATTAGCGTGTTTAGCGTGATAGCTATTGATATCACGACGATCGCGACAACTATTGCTATCATTGCATCCGAATCAAATTCAAATTTCATACTCACTACTCCTTTATGTTTAGATTAATACTAACTATAGTGTAATTTATACTATAGTTCAAGTGCGTTTTGCGGAATTAGTTGCTATAAACTTATGTTTCCAATGTTTGCAGTACGCTTTGCCATCGCATAGAATATTGGCTGACGCGAGGGTCATCTTGCATTTACCATCCGGTATCTCATGATCGCAGTTACTGCATTCAGAATAACCCGGTTGCGGCGTAACCCGTTGCTGGCATTCTATAGCGTCCACACCGCAGATGACGCAGTGGTACTGACTGTTCATCGCTATCCATGTGTGTTCGTGGTCGGACATACATACTCCTTATTGTGGGTGATACATATCATCCTTATTTATTTAATATTTGTGCTGTATTGTTGGGTATTTAGCGTCCAATAGCGTTTCCTCGCCGCATCTGGAGCATTTGTGATAATACTTGGGCGGCATTGTCATCTGTGCCGCGCCCGTGGCGTATAGCTCGCGCCCGGGGCATTTATCACAATAAGCCTTCAGTAGTACCGTTTTAACTTCAATCTCTTTTATGGCCATTATTCAATCCTGGGTTAGTCATATTAAACAGTTTAGCCGGGAGGATCCTCCCCTCCTTCATCTCTAAATCTGCGAGCTCATTATGCATGTGCTGCTTGCCAATCACATAACATGTGCAGTGTGACGCGATCAACATCGCAAGTAGCACCAGGATGGTCGATACCTTCAATC